CAGGTCAAGAATATGCTATGGTTTTACTTGCACCAAATACAGACCAATATGAAGTTTGGACTGCACAAATGGGTGAAAGAACCATTGAAACTGCAAATCTCCCAGATTCTGAAGCAATATTGTATTCCAGACAGTTTGCACTTGGAAGTCTGTTTAAATCACAAAATGGTTCAATATGGACTGCAGCACAAGAATCTGATCTTAAATTCCAACTTTATAAAGCAAAATTCACATCAAATACTGGAATTGCACATTTTGGCAATCCTCCATTGGATTCAAGCAATGGATATGTTCCAACACTTCAAGAAAATGCAATTACAGTTCTTCCTAAGAACGTAACTCTTGGTATTACGACCATCCTTTCAACTGATGCGTTAGTTGGCATTTTAACTGCTGGTAGAAGGATAGCAGGAGCAGGAACTTCAGTTGGAACAATTGTTTCTACAGGAAGTTCTGTTAGTGGAATCACGACAACAAATGCAGGTTCAGATTATACTTCTGGAACAAGATCTACAACCAATGTATTTGGTAATGGTAGTGGACTAACCCTTAATGTTACTGCTGCCGGTGGAACTATCACTGGAATATCCGTTGTTTCTGCAGGAACTGGATATAATAGTGGTGATATTGTTGCACTCACAAATACTGGCAGTCAGACAGGTAGAGATGCAGTTATTACAGTTACTGCTAGTGGCGATATCGATACTCTACGTCTCACCAATGTTCAGGGATCTATTCCAACTGGTGATTTAGTATACTATAATAATTCTAACGTTAAGGTTTCTCTTGCAAACACAGATGTCTTAAGTACAACTGAAGATGGTGGAATTTATTCTGGAAACTATCTGCAAGTTCAGCATTTCAATCATGGAATGTATGCAAATAACAATAAGTTGGAATTGACTGACGTTGCTTCAGACACTGCACCAACAACATTGACTGCACAACTTTCTGTTACTACTGGTTCTTCTGGAGTAATTCAAGTTGAAGATTCCACAATCTTTGAAACTTTTGAAGGTCAACCTGTTAGTGCTACTAATATAGGATATGTTAAAATTGGAGATGAAATTGTTGGATATAGCACCGCATCTTCAAATCAGTTGACTATTAATACAAGAGCAGTTGAAGGTATTGCCGAAACACATGACATTGGTGATAAGGTAATGAAATATGAGTTGAACGGCATCTCACTTAGAAGAATTAACAATGTTATCCATGATATTTCTGATACTGGAATTGAAAGTAATTCTTACTATGTTGAGGTTGATAGGTCGGCAAATGGATTGGATAGAAGTTCGGATGGAACATATCCACAAGTATCATTTACAAATGAATTGATTGGTGGTGGTAGTGAAATCAAGGCATCTGAAAATATTATATTTAATAGAATTAATCCAAGATTTAATATCTTGTCACCTGGTAGACAAACTTCAGTATCTGCAAATATTAGAACATCATCAGGAACTAGTATTGATGGAACTGAAGTATCCTTTACATTACCAAATACTCTAGACATTGTAACTCCCAATCAAGAAAATGATCTAGATTCGGTTCGTATGGTTTGCTCTAGAGTAAATGAGTTGAATCAATCGACATTTACTAACGTATCTGGGAAGAGATCTTTTAACTCTACAGTAACACTTAATACTGATAATGAAAATCTATCTCCAATGATTTTCTTAGACGATTCTGCAATAGAATTTATTTCAGATAATATTAATAGACCAGTAACGAATTATGCCACAGATTCCTCTGCAAATTCTATTAATAATGATCCACACGAAGCAGTTTATGTTTCAAATACAATAAATCTTGCACAACCAGCATCATCTCTTAAAGTTATATTGACTGCTTATAGACCCGATCCAGCAGATATTAGAGTTCTGTATAGTTTGGTCAGAGATGATTCTACTGAAGTTGAACAGGAATTTGAACTATTCCCAGGATTTGATAATTTAGAATTAACTTCCGAAGGTTCTTTGAAAGTTGTGAATGAATCTCTTAATGACGGAAAACCTGATGTTAGAGTTCCACCAAGTGAAAAGAATCAGTATTTGGAATATGAGTTTACTGCAGATGATTTGGAAGACTTTAGTGGATATAAGATCAAGATTGTAATGTCATCAACGGATCAGGCAAATTATCCAATCATCAGAGATCTTAGAACTCTTGCATTGAAATGAGGTTATCCAAAGTTAAAGACCATCCTCATCTTTATCGGGATGAGGATACTGGAGCAATTTTGAGTTATGACACGATTGGATATAATCAGAGACTGAAGAAAATAGAAAAACAAAAATCTCAAAAAGAAGAATTGGAAGACATGAGAAAAGATATTGATGAAATCAAATCTCTTCTCAAAGAATTTCTTAAAAATAACTAGCCAAAATAATTAATATAAATATCTATAGGTATATTATCATCATAAGATAATGGCGGTTTTTGTATCGAATATAGTAATTGAACAGGGTTTTGATTTTGATACCACTTTTGCTCTAGAAGACGCTAGAACTAATGCTGCCTTGAATTTGACAGGATACACTATAGAAGCTCAAATTAGAAAAACATATACCACTTCTACATCTGTTTCATTAGCAACTACTGCCGTAACTCCAAGTAATGGACAGGTTCAAGTATCACTAGGATCAACAGTAACATCTACTTTGAAAGAAGGTAGATATGTTTATGATGTTAAGGCAACAACTACTGACGGTTCAGTTTTGAAGTTAGTAGAGGGGGCTGCACTAGTAAGACCAGGAGTAACTAGGTAATGCCAAATATAAAAGCTAGAGTTGGACCATCAAATGTAGTTCGAGTTTTATCTAATGCTTCTACCCCACCAACACGACTAGTAGATTTAAGTGATGTAAACTCTGTAAGAAAAAATGAAGATGGAATGATCCTAGTATGGGATCTTGCCACAGAAGCATTTTACATGACGGATACTATTGATTCGTCATTAAATATTACAGGAATTGTAACATTTTCCAATACTGCACAATCAACTTCAACTTCAACTGGTGCATTAGTTGTTAATGGTGGTGTTGGAATTGCAAAGCAAGTTAATATTGGTGAAGGTATTAGTGTTGCCGGTATTGCAACATTTTCATCTCAGGTAGATATTAATGCTGCAGTTGATATTTTAAGTTTAGTAGTAAATTCAACATTCCAGTCTGTTGGTATTACAACACTGGCATCTGCTGGAGGAATAACTACTACTGGTGGCGATCTCTATGTTGGTGGTGATCTATATGTTAATGATGATATTGTTTATGATGAAGCAACTGCAAGAAATTGGAATGTAAGTGGTATTGCTACTGTAGGTACATTACTTGATGTAAATGGATCTACTACTTTATCAAGTTTATCAGTATCTGGATTATCTACATTCATCGGAATTTCAACTTTTTCGAGTGATGTTTTTGTTGCAGGAACATTTGAGGCTGGACTTATTGACGGAGGTATCTACTAATGGCAAAACCAACTACTAGACAAGGATTAATCGATTATTGTTTTCGTAAACTGGGAGCACCAGTTTTAGAGATCAATGTTGATGATGATCAGATAGATGATTTAGTTGATGATACTATTCAATACTTCCAGGAAAGACACTTTGATGGTGTTGTAAGAACGTATTTGAAGCATGAAATAACTCAGGATGATTTGGATAGAGGAAGAGCAACTGGGTTATCTGGTGTCGGAATTGCATCCACTTCAGCACAATCTGGTCCTGCACCTTCAAGTCCAGTCATTTCAAATTTTCAAGAAACTACCAACTTTTTACAAATTCCAGATAGTATAATTGGTATCAATAAGATATTTAAGTTTGATACCAGTTCCATTTCGGGAGGAATGTTTAGTATCAAATATCAATTGTTCCTCAATGACTTATATCACTTCAATTCTGTTGATTTGCTAACTTATGCAATGACAAAGACTTATCTTGAAGATATTGATCATCTCTTAACAACCGACAAGCAGATAAGATTTAATAAGAGACAGAATAGACTTTATCTTGATATAGATTGGCAATCCATGTCTTTAGGTGATTACTTAGTAATTGACTGTGAAAGGGCATTGGATCCAGAAACTTTCACTGATGTATATAATGATAGTTTTGTTAAGCAATATCTGACTGCTCTTATCAAGAGGCAATGGGGAGCAAATATGATGAAGTATGGTGGAGTCAAGTTGCCTGGAGGAATTGAACTCAATGGCAGACAATATTATGAGGATGGGCAGAGGGAGTTGGATGAAATAAGGCAAAGAATGTCTACTGACTATGAACTTCCACCTTTTGATCTTATTGGTTAATAATTATGGCATTAAATCCCTTTTTTCTACAAGGATCTTCGAATGAACAATATCTTCTTCAGGATCTAATTAATGAGCAGTTAAAAATCTATGGCATAGATGTTTATTATTTGCCTAGAAAAGTTTTCAACACTGATAATATTCTAAGAGAGGTCCAATCATCAAAATTTGATGATTCTTTTTTAATTGAAGCATATATCAACAACTATGAGGGATATGCTCCTGATAGTGATATTATGACTAAGTTTGGACTCAGATTAAAAAATGAAATAAGTTTGATAATATCAAGAGAAAGATATGAGGAGTTTATTGAACCATTTTTAGTAGCCATTGAGACTGGAGTCGAAGAAGAAAAAATTACAGATTATGAATTTGATGCAATTTCAAGACCAAAAGAAGGTGATTTAATATATTTTCCTTTGGGTCAAAGATTATTCGAAATTAAAAGAGTAGAGCATGAAAAACCATTCTACCAATTAGGTAGAAATTATGTTTATGAACTAAGTTGCGAACTTTACGAATATGAAAATGAACTTATTGATACCAGCATCCCCGAAATTGACACCACTGTGGAGGATGAAGGATATATTACTTCTCTCATACTTGTAGGATCGGCAGTAACTGCAACTGCAACTGCTTCACTTTCATCAGGATCTGTTACAGAAATATTTTTAAATAATGATGGTTCAGGATACACTTCTAGACCAACAGTGACTTTCTCAGATCCAACTTCAGGCACAACGGCATCTGCAATTGCAATAACAACAAGTGTTGGAGGTATTCAGTCAATACTAAGACTAGAAATTACAAACTCTGGTAGTGGATACACTATACCACCAACAATAACATTCTCTGGTGGTGGCGGAACTGGAGCAGCTGCAACTTGTTCGATTGGAGCAACAACTCAAAGTTCTGTTAATAGTGTCGCTATTACTAGTGAGGGTTCTGGATATGCGGCAGCACCTATCATAACGATTAGTGGTCCTGCTGGAGCAGGAGTTACTGCAACTGGTATTGCAAGTATTACTAGTGATGGAAAAATTGATTCCATCAATCTCATTAAATCTGGAATTGGATATACTGTTGCACCAACAGTTTCTATTGCAGGATTCTCTGCAGTTGGTTTTGGGACGTTTACGTATAATGAGATTGTTACTGGAGAAACTTCCGGAACAACTGCAAGAGTTAGAGACTTTAGAATCACTCCATCAAAAATTGCAGGACAACCTCCTATTACCTATCTCAGAGTTGCTATAAATACTGGTGACTTCTATGCTGGGGAAGTTGTTGTTGGATCTAGTTCTTCAGCTAGATATGTTGTTGAAAGTTATGATGATAATAGTTATGAAGATGGATATGACAGTAATGAAGAATTTGAAACAGAAGCAGATAATATATTAGATTTTACAGAATCAAATCCATTTGGTAACTACTGATGTTAGGCACTTACTTTTATCACGAAATTATAAGAAAAACTATTATTAGTTTTGGAACTTTATTCAATAATATTAATATTAGACATACCAAGAATGATGGTACAATTGTAGATGACACTAAAGTTGGTCTATCATATGGACCAATGCAAAAGTTTTTGGCAAAAATACAAGAGCAAGAGGACTTATCAAAACCTATTGCAATTACTCTACCTAGAATGTCATTTGAGATGACTGGGATACAATATGATCCTACAAGAAAAACAGGGGTAACTCAGACATTTAGAACTTGTGATGAATCTGGTAATGCTAAAAAAGTTTATATGCCAGTTCCATATAATATTGGATTTGAACTTAATATCTTCTCAAAATTAAATGATGATGCTCTTCAAATTGTTGAGCAGATACTTCCATTCTTTCAACCATCATTTAACTTGACTGTTGACTTGGTTGATTCTATTGGAGAAAAAAGAGATATTCCAATCGTACTCGATACTATCGATATGCAAGACGATTATGAAGGATCATTTGAAACAAGAAGAGCACTAATATATACCTTGAGATTTACTGCAAAAACATATCTGTTTGGACCTATTGCAGATAGCACAGATGGTCTCATTCGTAAGGTACAGGTTGATCTCTATGCAGATACAAATACCCAAACTGCCAAGAGAGAAATGAGATACACTGCAGTTCCTGATCCAATTGATGCAGAACCTGGAGATGATTTTGGTTTTACTGAAGATTGGACATTATTAGGAGATTCTAAAGATTACAGTCCTACTAGACAACAGGATATTTAATTGTTATGAGTAATAGTTATGATCCTATCGATGAAGCACTCAATACAACGAGTGATATTGTTGAATCGAAACCAACCCCTAAACCAGAGGTTGTTAAGTCCAAAGATGCAGATATTGAGAAAGACTATGAGTATAGTCGTGCCAACCTCTATTCCCTCATAGAGAAGGGTCAGGAGGCAATTAACGGCATTATGGAGGTAGCAGGTGAAGGAGGCAGTCCAAGGGCATATGAGGTCGCAGGACAGTTGATTAAGAGTGTTGCTGATACTACTGATAAGTTGATTGACTTGCAGAAGAAACTTAAGGATGTTGAGGATGAGTCTAAGAAGACTACAAACAATGTTACTAATAATGCAGTGTTTGTAGGTTCTACTTCAGAACTTCAAAAAATGCTGAAACAAGGTTTTCTAAATAATAAAGAGTATACTACTTTTTTATTGATGAAGAAGTGTAAGCAGGGATATTATTATTGTTACACCGAAAAAAAGTGTAAGAAGATGCCTATGGGATATCATCTAGGTGCTCGTGGTTATCTTGCAAAAGATAACGATACTGACAATGAGGGTGGAGATACCAATAAAAATGGTAACGGAAATGGTAATGGTAACGGTGGTAATGGAAATGGTGGTGGAACTGTAAGTGAAGAAGGACTCCGTGATTGGTTTGGAAAGTCTAAATCAAAAGATGGTAAGAAAGGTTGGGTCAATGTTGTAACAGGTGGAACCTGTGCAAGTGATGAACCTGGTGAAGGAACTCCCAAATGTGTCTCCTCTGCTAAGAGAGCATCAATGACCAAGGCAGAAAGACTCTCTGCTCAGAGAAGAAAAAAGAAAGCAGATCCTGGACAACAACAAAAATCTGGTGCTGCAAAACCAACATACGTTTCAACAGATTCTAAAAAGAAAATGAAAACAGAAGAGATTGAACTACTCGATGAGATGCCTTATCAGGTAGTGGGATCACCCGATGGGAAGAAAGAGAAAAAGATTGGTAAACCGATAAAGAGTAGAAAGTATGCTGATGCAAAAGCAGCAGAACTTGCCGACACTCACAGAAAAACTGGTGGAAAGTATCGATCTCAATATGTTGAAGACGTTGAAGTAAC